GGCACCCATACCTTGACCGACAGCATATTTGACAGGGGTAGTTTTATACCACCAAGTCTAGTCCAGCATGCGTCTCCACAAAGAACCCCGAAATCCTAAGACATCGAGAATCTGAGCAAGAAGCTCTACGGGTATGCGGTCAGTGGCAGCAGTAAGATCAATTGAATGGAACAGTGTACCTTCAGGACATCTTTCAATAAAGCGCGTTAAAGCACCTTGTTGATCGAAAGTCCCATCGGTATCCTAAGTCCGCTACCATGAAAAAATATAATCATGGAGAGGACGAAGGGCCATCTGTGTCCAATAATTGGCTATTGCAACTACGCGGGCTTTTCCAGCCTGATCACGTACAACAGTAAGTTTCCCCAATTTAAGTCGAACTCCAAACAAGGAATAGACAATGTAAAGTGGGAGCCCTAGAACCATTATGGTGAGAAGTGAAAGGACGAAAGGGAGGTTAAAACCTTCCTAACATCTAGACCACCTCTACCAAACCCAAAGGCAATCCTAGTGATTCCAAAACGCTAAAGCGTCAAGGAAAGAACTATGAGTTGCACTACGGAAATTTGGTCCTGCTTTCTCAGAAACAAACAGTTTAAAAGAACTGGATGCTTTGGAAGGGGCAAATCTAAGGGTCCGAGCCACCTCTAAAATTAAATTAGAGGGTATAGTTTTAACTATCCCTTTAAAAGGATCTAAAATAGAATCCTATTTTACAGGGGGCTCATAAGGAAAGACCCTAAAGATTTGAAGAGTAGTAAGGATAAACCGAATCCATACACCGTCTTCGTGCGCTTTAATGCGCCACGAGACTGGCAGTATTTTCGGAAAACCCCTACTATCAACTTTAACGCGGATACCTGATGTATAATCGGGTACCACGGGATGACCAGCTTGCAAGTGTACGACAATTCGGAAACACTCTTTCAGATAACCGAAAGTGTGTTTCCAACCGTTTCTGTCTACAAGAGATATAACTCTTGAAGAGAAAATAGATGCACTTGACTAGTCTTCGTTGACAATAACTAGGCCCACAAGGCGAGTCCAAGCGAAGATCTCTTTTTTGGAGATCCAAGATTTTTCTCGTCTCGTAGGGAGAGTAAAGAAATTGAAGTATTTAGATGCTTTAATTTGATATATATATACATAAACATGTATATCACTCTCTTTCACCTTCACACACTGTTATCAGTGAAGTCAGGGTGCAAGCCTTTCCACCTTAGATATTATGTTTCATCAGGTATCCGTGCCCACTCTTACGATGTGGGTCTCCCTACCGGGAGCTAGAACCATTAAAGGAACCATCCATGATTGCCTGCATAATTAATCCAGTGCTTTAGTGCGAAATCCGGAATTCACCGGCTTGTCCTACCACTTCGGAAAAACCGAAGCTTGGTTAGTCGGATTGGTGATCCGAGGCCCAGGCTGGAGATCGGACAGATGAAGTTGTTACCCTTGAGGGGTAAGTTCCTCGCTACGCCTTTCGGCG